AATACCGTTTTCGCGGTCACGCTGAAGAACCGTTTTGGTCGTGGGTTTGCTCGTGGGCAAGATCAATTCAAAAACCTTCTGACCTCGGGTTTGATGATAGTCGATTTATTCTTCCGCCACTGACCGAGCGAGCACACATCATCGAATGCACTAAGGCAAGAGCCGGAAATCTTTTCGCAATGTCAGCAAACGATATGCGAGAGGAGCGAGAAGAACGCCGCGTAACGATCAAAGAGCGATGCGAAAAGGCTGTCGAACTGGCGAACAATCACAACGGATCTACGGCGTTGTGGGGCGAACTGAATCCTGAATGTGATCTGCTTGAAAAGATGCTCGACGATTGCGTGCAGGTCAAGGGATCAATGAGTGATGAGCAGAAGGAAGAATACCTGCTTGGATTCGCAAAGGGCCAGGTTCGTCGGCTGGTATGCAAGCCTAAGATTGGAGCGTGGGGACTCAACTTTCAAATCTGCAATCACGAGGTGATCTTTCCGAGTCACTCTTTTGAGCAGTACTACCAAGTCGTGCGGCGATGCTACCGCTTCGGGCAAAAGAATCCCGTAACAATCGACATGGTGTTAAGTGAGGGCGAGCGAAAAATCGCTGAGAACCTCGACCGAAAGAAGCAGCAAGTGCAGCGAATGTTTCAGAGTCTCGTGGCTCATATGCAGGACAGTATGCACCTAGTGTCGAGTGATTATTTCCCGGAGAAAGAGCAGGTTCCGTCATGGCTGTAATGGATCAAGTTATTTGCGATCAGTACGCGATTTACAACGGCGATTCAGCCGAAGTGCTGCAGTCGATACCAGACGAGTCGGTCGGCATGTCAATTTACTCGCCGCCGTTTGCGACTGAGAACGGAGGGTGTTTATACAACTACAGCAGCAGCGTTCGCGACTTGTCTAACGCACGAACATACGACGAGTTTTTTGAGCACTACGGATTTATTGTGAAGCAGATTCACAGAGCGATGAAGCCCGGTCGAATCTCGGCAGTGCATTGCATGGATGTACCAAAGCAAGGGGCCAACATTTGCGGGTACACAGATTTTCCGGGCGACATTATTAGGCTGCATGAGTCGCTTGGGTTCGAGATGCTTCCAAGAATTTGCATTTGGAAAGAACCACTTGCTGTTCGCAATCGCACAATGAGCAAAGCACTGGCACATCGGCAGATTTGCGAGGACGCAACTTTGACGAATGTCGCATCAGCCGACTACCTGATTCCGTTCAGAAAACGCGGAGTCAATCCAGAGCCAGTCACTCATCCGAACGGATTGTTTGAGTATCACGGAGAACGTGAAATACCGAAAGAACTGTTGAAGCTGAAGGGATGGAAAGGAAACCAGATTGAGAATCGGTACAGCCACTGGATCTGGCGTCACTATGCGTCGTCGTTTTGGGATGACATCAGGATAGAAAACGTTTTGCCATACGAGGAGTCGAAGGACGAAGGCGACGAGCGGCACCAGCATCCTTTGCAATTGGATGTAATCGCACGGGCCGTGCAGATGTGGACTAATCCCGGAGACGTTGTGTTGACTCCATTCATGGGAGTCGGATCAGAAGTATATGCACCAGTTATTCAGGGTCGTCGCGGCGTAGGGTGCGAATTGAAAACGAGTTATTACAGACAGGCTGTAAAAAATCTCGCAGCAGCTTGCCAGCCAAAAAAGGCAGACCCGCAGAAAGCACTGTTCGAAATGGATGACGCTGAACTTGAGGAGGTCGCAACATGAGTCAACTAACCCTCTTCGACATCCCCGAAGCAACAGCCCCAATCGCCCGCCACAGCGATCCAGTAACAAGCCACAAAGCCGCCGAACGAATCCAGCCAACAGTGACAGCCCGTCAACTGCAATGCTTGGAAGTCCTCCGCGAACACGGGCAACCAATGACGAGCAGCGAGTTGGCCGAAGCCTGCTGTGGTCGGTTTTGCTCCGACCTGAAAGTTGATCCTGTGCAGTACGCGAAGAAGCTTGACAACTTCCGAAAGCGGGCTGACGAGATTAAGCGAAACGAAGACCTGTGCATTCGGCTGGATGCGGAGCGAGATGGCGGGCAGTTGTTTGAAGCAAAGGACGGGAAATGATCATTCCGCAAAGCAAGTCGAAGCCACCAGTGCCACATAAGGATTCGCGATTGACTCCGATTGTTTGCTTGGGAGTCATCAAGATTCGACGGTCAGGAGGCGGCGGGCGACCAATCTGGAAGTGTCGATGCGAATGCGGAAACATCGTTTTGACAGCACGGCATCGAATCGTAAACGGTGAAACCAAGTCATGCGGATGCCTGCGAAAAGAAATGTCACGCGACGCCATTAAACACGCTCAACAAGTTAGGAGAGACAATTATGCCGCTATTAAATGAAATCATCGCAACAGCTCTACTGATCGTCTTGGCGTGGTTCGCGGCTGGATCATCGCAACTCGCTGACGAGCGAAACCAGATCAAGCGTGGGAACAAGTGGGCGAGAGACAACTACCCGCCAACGTACTAACCGGCGAGAGCAAGGGTTCACCGGATTAAATCGGAACGGGCAGATCGTTTCTGTCCGGCCCGCTGTCAACGGCGGCGGGCGAATCTCCCTCAGAGCCTGCTGCATTGGAAAATGATTTTCAACGGCTGGCCCCCGCAAGCCAATGAAGGCGCGGCAGGCTCTGATTTTGTACTCCTGCGAACAGTCACCAAGGGTTCGACGTTCTTAGCAGTCACGTCGAGACTGTTCGCAGGTTTTTATTCTTAACGAAAGGACTTCAAATGCTAGTGCTTCGAAGATCAGTCAGCGAAGAAATCATTATCACGGTCGGCGAAGAAACAATCGTGGTCAAGCTGGTCGACACGATTGGAACTAACCACGCACGGCTCGGCTTCACAGCATCGAAAAGCGTGAGGATTGATCGCAAAGAGATTCACGACGCGATTCGGGAAACTGGCTTCAATCCAGAGGCGTTTCCAATCGCTCCGCTTGTGCCAGTGATTCGAATTGGTGAACGACTTCCCGGCGAACTGATGCGGAGGAAACCGCAATGACACGACGCAAGGCCGGGAAGAAATCAAAACGGCTACACGCTCCGACAGGTCACAAGCCAATGACACGAGATCCATCCGTGGAAGAGATCTGGGGCACGGAAACAACGATCGGGATGGCGGAAGCAATCCGCATGGAACGGCCAGATCTCCCGCAGAACAAAGGGCTACATCGGCCTTCACAGATTCGTCAGTGTTCGACTCGGATGTTGCCAGGTGGCAGGGGCGTATTGAGGGGGCAGGGATGAAACTACCAGCATGGATCGGAATTGATCCGGGAGCATCGGGAGCCATTGCAGTCGTATTTGGTTCGGGCAATGTTTGCTGGATCAAGAACGACAGCACGGAACACGAACTGGCAAACTGGATTCGTGATCTGGCATTGTCGCACGAACTGGCAGCAGTGATTGAGCAAGTCAACGCGATGCCCAAGCAGGGCGTCTCATCAACGTTCAAGTTTGGCAAATCGTTTGGCTTCCTGATCGGCATCCTGACGGCATTGCAAGTGCCTTACGAATCCTATCGGCCACAGGTTTGGCAGAAGCACATGCGATGCCTGACCAAGGGCGATAAGAACGTGAGCAAGGCGGCTGCACAGCGGCTCTGGCCGTCGACGAAGATCACTCACGCTAATGCGGATGCTCTGCTGATTGCGGAGTTCTGCAGACAGATTAGGAACGGGCGATGAGCGAGGTCATCTGCATCAGTTTCACACCATCGCGTGAATACGCGGACGCAATCAGGCACGATCGCAATATCCGCGACGGCAAAGCATTTGGAGCTACAGCGGGCGACACATGGCATCTGGGATTGCGGACATACGACGTTGTTGATTCGTTTGCAAGGTATCGCGACGACGAACGCGAACCGATCACAAACCCGTTTTGGCGTGCAAGGATTGAGAAGCACAAGCGGTTAAGGCTAGCCGATGCCGCGCAGTGGAGAGTTCGAGACATGGCAGCAGCGTTGCAGCCATCAGTTGTTAAAGCATTTTTGAAAGCATTGAACAATGGCGAAAGCTGAATTGATACTTACTGAGGAACAGGCCATTGCATTCGGGCAGGCGTTACAGACTCCGCTGGTTGCGATTGCAAGGACTGCTGAACTGTCTCGATTACATGGCGATACCGTCGCAAGCCTGTACCGAGTTGCGGCACTAAAGGAGTTTCGCAAAGTCGTATCGGCGGAAGAGATTAAAGCACTTATCATTGCGGCGGCTGGCGACGGCTACGAAGTTGCGGAGTCGGACAAGTTTAAGATTCCGGACGAAGTTAAGCTCGAAGGGGCAGTCAGGGCGATGCAGAAAGGCTACCTGCTCAGCGATGAAGCCGGGCCGCACTTCACCGTGATTCTTGGCAAGGGCGGCGTCTCAGTCCTGATCAAGGAAGCCGGGCATCGTCACAAGTTGCGTCGCGCAGGATGCAAGCAGATCGACGTTGTCTCTGCAGCAAAGCACATGCGGCCACGTCCGAATGCTGGTGGCAAGTTTGACATGATCGTGGAGGGTCGAGCGTCATGCGTGCTAAATGGTGAAGTCATTACCGTGGAGCGTAACGCAGACTTGCCAATCATTTTGCCATGTTGGGAAACGGACGGACCAGATGGACACGAGGCAAAAGCACGTCGGCGGCTGCTGCGTGATCTCTGGGCCAAAGTGTCTGGGGATTTTGAGCCAATTGAGTTGGATGAGGTCGACAGCGAATCACAGGTTGAACAGATTATTGTTCCGGCCAAAGTGATTGAGAGAACGGCTGTCGAGGTCGAAAAAACTGAAACCGAAAAGCACGAGCCATCACTCGCACGCATCCGCAAGATTCTCGCTGACAACCCGGACCAGTTGACGTTCGTTGAATCGGTTTGGAATGAGATCGCAGCAGCAAGGACTCAGGAGAAGCTTGAGGATGCCGGTAAGGAACTGGCGGCGATGAAAGCCAGCGTTAGCCAGCAGGTTCTGAGTCTGGTGCGTCCGTTCTATCAGTCTCGGCAGGCGGAGTTGAAAGGCGGTGCGGCATGAGGCACATCGAAGCCGGTGAGGGATTTAGGCTTCTTACAGTCGGCGAAAAGATCCAGTCAGGCGATTCGTTCCGGCCTCTAGGTCAAGATTGCTGGCTGATGGTTTTCCAGGCGAGAGTCGATCAGGTTGTCACTCAGGGGCACGTTGCGCATCGGCGAAAGATCGTCCCGGACTTGTCTCTGCCGAGTGGCATTGAAGCAATCGTCTGCAGTGACATAACAGCTCGCCAGAGGCTCGGCGTAGAAAAGTACGGAACAACGGTCAGAGACAATCCACTGAGCCTCCGTGAGTGGCTCCAGCATTCGTACGAAGAATGTCTCGATCAGGCGATTTATCTCAGGAGGGCAATCGATGAACTCTAAAAAAACACGATTTCACGACGAATGGTTTGCGGTATACGGCTACGAGATGCCACCACACGTCGAACGGCTTCCGATCGTGCAGATTCAGGAGGCGATTGAGTTTGGCCGGAAGAAGTATCAGCCGGTGAACGAGACGGCTGGCAGCGATGACGATCTAAAGGCTTGGGACGGGCACAAGGAGTTTTGATGAGCCACAACCAACGACTCTACTGGCTAAAGACGCTCGGATTCACCGCACAAGACCGGGGCATCATCCACGGCACGCTCGGAACCTGCTCCTTGGTAACCGGAGAACGCCAAGGCGAGACAGAGGAATTCTGGCTGGCGGCTCGTGATGGATCGGCGTTGGTTCACACGAGCAGCCTTCCGGTAATGACCTGGCAGGAATTGCAGGCGTGGATTGAGGAAAAGCCAGAGGTGAAGAAACCTTTGGCCGCGCAAAGAAATCTTTTCGGGGATGATGAGTAAATGGCCTCGCAATGGATCAAGATTGAACACACGACTCCAGACAAGCCGGAGGTGTTCCAGATCGCTGACATGCTCGGAATTGACCCCGATGCGGTTGTTGGAAAGTTGGTGCGGGTCTGGATCTGGGCAGACCAGCAGACGCGAGACGGTAACGCTCCCAGCGTTACATCAGCGTTACTAGATCGCATTTCTTGCGTTACAGGTTTCGCGGACGCACTGCAATCAGTTGGGTGGCTCGACATCACTACGGGTGGTATTCACTTTTGCAATTTTGACCGCCACAACGGCAACTCATGCAAAACACGGGCGTTATCAGCGAAACGGGTGGAAACGCATCGAGAAGTGAAACGCAAATGTAACGGTGACAGCGTTACAAAAGCGTTACCAGAGAAGAGAAGAGAAGAGAAGAATAGTAATACAGAAACACAGGACGCGATTGCGTCCACTGTCCCAGTTGTTGTGAAACAGGATGCGGCTTCGGTCAATGCTCCAAAGAATCGCAGCAAGGCATTCCAGAAACCAACAGTCCAAGAAATTATCGGCTATGTGATTGAGATTCAATCGGCCGTCGATGCTCGGGCCTTTTGGGATTACTACGAGTCAAACGGATGGCGGGTTGGTCGCAACCCGATGAAGGACTGGCGGGCAACAGTGAGGCAGTGGCAATCGAGAAATCATCAGGGGAATGGGAATGGCGGAACGCAACGACTCACAACGTCACAGCATCGCGAGAACGCAAACGCAAGTGCCTTCAACTCAATCCGGGCCGCGATTGCTGCCAGCGGCGACTAAGGCGGGCCGGTTGATTGGAAGTCTTGAAAGGCTTTGCTCTGCGAAGGCGACGGTACAGCTCACGAGCCATCAGGCAGAAACGTGGTTGGCCTCTCTCAGCGTTTTCGATCCGAAGATTGTCAACGCGGTCATCCTGAAGATTGCTCATGGGCCAGATCCATTTCCGGACCTCGGGAAGATTGTCATTGCGTGTGAGTCACTCAGGCGTGAGCGGAACGGAACACCATCGCAAGGCGATGTGAAACTAGGCGCGGCAACATTGAAGGCTTTGGCGGACGCATGGGGGCTGGATGTATGAGCGAAAACAAACCGGAATACGTTGTCGAGTTTCGCAGGGCTGCCGATGTTCTCTGGCGTGAGTCATTTCGGTCGAAAGATAAGGCCGAAGCAGAGAAGCAATTGGCGAGCGACAGGAAACGATTTCTGACGTATCAGTTGCGGCTGATTCAGGTGAAGGTGATCAAGGAGATAAAGTAACTGTTGACTTCCCGCAATAAACCTATTAGCTTTTGTTTATGAAAAAGAAAGCCTCAAAAGGTCGCCCGAAACATCCCGCAGGAATGCGAGCCAAGGTCATGTCGCTGTGGATCAGTCCGAAGCGTGAAAAGAAGATCAAGGCCCGTGCAAAACGGCAAGGCGTCAGTGTGTCGGAGGCGATTGGCAGGCTGATTGATGCAAGCGAAGACTAGCGGAGTGGAACATCCGCTGTTCACAAAAACATTGGGGAAAGTAATGGCACAGGCATACTCGGTTAGCGATGGAACAACAGATGTGACAGACGCTGGAGGTGATCGGTGGATTCGCCTTCGTCAGCGTACCGTAAAGGTTTCGTGGAGGTTTGAACTGGACTTGATCACGTCTGGTCAGGTCACAGATCCTGAGTCTTTCGTGCGGGCTGTCGATGAGTTTTATGCGTATTGTCGCGAAACCCGAAAGCGTTTGAATCGTGGCTGGACGTATCAGACCGAATTTGAGGCCGATACAGCATATCGGATGCTGCAGCGAATTATTGAGATGTGAGCATCGGTAATTGCATCCGCTAGGCGCAAAAACATTGGAGATGTGAGATGACACGACTGGTGACTGTTGAGGAAGCAATTGAGTACCTCGACAACAAAAAGACAAGCGGCGACATGAAACCGGATGAGGCAATACTGCTGACTGCTCGACGGCTCGGTCGACCGCAGGAAGATGACTGGGATCTAGTCGAAGCGGCCGAGGTACTGGCACGAGAGGTTGCGGACCTGCGATGTCAGATTGAGTGTGCAAAACACGGGCTGTGAGCAGCGGAACTTGTATTCGATCCTCATGGTGGGGACCGGAATTTATTGGGCTTTTGAAGGGTGTTAGAGATGGCAGTTTCTTTGCGTGATCGTCAGCGGGTAGCTGATTTGGTGAAAAGTGAGTTTGCAGCCCGCTACAACGCGGCGACTCGTGAGCCGAGCAGCCTGGACATCGAGAAGGCGGAAGAGAGTCTGACGAAGTCCCTGAAGCTGTCAGCGATGATTGCCCAACTGGATGCGGCTGAAAAGAAGGCTGCTGAACTCCGGAAGAAATTGGCTGAATCAGTTCGCAAGGCGAAACCAGCGGACATGGTGATCGAAAGCGGCAGCCGCCGGAATCGCTGGGACAACTGTGAATGCTCTGGCGACTTCCGGGAACTCCTGAAGGACATCGCGAAGCACAACGCGACAAAGGAAGTGCGGGCCGGTCAGAATCGATTCACCGTGTCTCAGCAGGAACGGAAACTGTTGGCGAAGGTTGAAGTCGCTGGGTCAACTGACGATCTAACGGCGGTACTTAAGGCGGCTGGTCTGGTCTAAAATGAGGAGCGGTATTCCGTTCCGGTGGGCGCGAGTCGGAGGTGATCATGACAGTTTCGAGCGAGGATCTTGAAATAGCTCAGGAATGTACTGCGAATGCTCACAGGCTTCGCAGTCGTGCGGAGGACATCCGCGCGTCCATCCTCGACACAAGACGGAGGATTTCAGAGACACATGATGACCGGATGCGAAGGTGGCTGTTGGACGACATTGTACGGATGACCAGTCAGGCTGAGTTTTGCGAAAAACATGCTGACATTTGGGCCAGTGAGGCCGAGGCATGGGAGTCTGGAAAGAATTGAAATCAACAGCGGTTGTCGATGTCCGATCCTATTCCGCACGTCAGGAAGATTTGTGCCCTTGGCGGGAACTTAGGTTCTCGGAGTGAGCCGCTGATCACGGCCAATTTGGGTGACGAGACAATTGGGGAGAGACCCAAGGTTTAAGATCAACAGCGGTGTTGGTGTTCGCGTTTACTTTTTCAGGGGAAATCAAATGACTTTTAAGTTGAGCAAATCAATTCAGGTCGGGCAAAAAATTCACACCGGAGCCGGTTGGGCTGTCGTTACCGAAGTAACCGAAGAGGGGGCCGTAACCAAGCACGGGCTCATCAAGTTCGGCGATACGGTGTACGGCTGGAAGGCAAATTGAGCATCGGTTAACCATAGCTCTGTTGGCCATGATTCCGAAGCAGATTTCGGGATCATCAACATCGGTTCGGAACTCCAGTGTTGCCCTAAGCCATTGACAGCGAAACAAACCCTGGTACACTGACGGCACCGCTTGGCTCTTAAAAACACACTGTGACTGCTGACCGCCCTCAGAAATGTGGCGGACTTATCGCGTCGTGGGGTGTCGAGATGTCGGACAAGCCAAAGAAGGTTTGGTATAGCAAAAGCAACATCTTCGGCGTATTGCAAGTGGCTGCCGGAATCACTGGCGTCCTGATTGGGTCTGAGTTTGTTCAGCAATACCCGACAGCGATTTCTGCCGCAGTCGCTATTTCCGGGACAATCACGATTGGCTTGCGTCTTATCACTTCCGTTCCAGTGGAGTGGTAAGCATGGCCAAAAAAGCCCCCGCAAAACCTCCGGCAAAGCGAAAGCCAGCGGCCAAGAAAGCCACTACTGCCGTCGTAGTGCCATCGAAGTCAATCGCGTGGCGGTCTTGGTTTTTTGGTGGGTCCAAGGCTGCTGCGTTGATTGTTTGCGGGGCAGTGGCTGGAGTTTATGCAGCGGGCGGCATTGAGGTGGGGCCGGGGCCATTGCCTGCGGATTCAGTTTCTGCCGTGTTCGACACTCAGGAAGGCACGTTCCGCAGTCTATCCGGAGAGCGAGCCAAGGCACTCCGAGCCGGGGAAATCAAGAGCGAGGCGGATTCAGCAGCGTGGATGTCGTCTCGGTTCATTCCGCAGGCAGAAGCGGCGTGGGTTGTCCTGCTCACGGAAGAGGCGAAAGCGTTCGGCGGCGAACAATGGACGGCTGAAAAAGAAGCGGCGTGGATTGAGAGGTACGTGCGATGACACATGCTTTGAAAATCCCAACGACAGCCGAGTGGAAGGAAATGGAAGTCACCGCGAAAGTCTCCGCACCGCGTGCTGAGGATTACGCGGGCTGGCAGGATCGATTGCGTGAGTGGTCGAAGATCCTGCTTGCGGAAATGCGGGATCAACGGCAGACGCAAAACGACTGCCAGGGCAACGCGACGGCGAACGGGACCGAGGCCCGTCATCGTTATTGCGTCGGCAAAATGGTGCAGTTTTCCGACACATACGCATACAACGCCAGTGAATATGTGCAGTCTCCTAACGATGTCGGGCGCGATGAAGGAACGTCAATGCAGAGCGGCGTTAAGCTGCTAACGAAGGGCATCCCCGACATCGGAGTCAAGCCTGGCTTGTGTCTGGAATCTGAATGGGCGTATGGCACGTATGAAACAAAGGCCAGTCGATTTGCGGAGCGAGCCAAGGGACTGACAATTGAAGATAGCTACGTCGCGGAACACGGTCCAATGCCGCCGTGGGATCAGATGCTGATTGCACTGTCTGCAGGCGGAACAGGACATATCGGAGTATATTGGGCTCCATCGTTCATCAAGCTGCAAAACAAGTATTCGTGCTGGTCGAAAAATGCAAACGGGGGCGGCGGTCATGCTGTGGAAATCATCGCAGCGATTGAGCTAGGCGGGATCTGGTATCTGGTCGTTTGGAACTCTCACGGCAACGGATTCAAACTGATGCCGCGAGCAAATTACGAAGCCTACCAGCGGAATCAGTTTGCCCCGTTTGGTGGCTATTTGCTGATGCCTGACAAGCCAGTCGAACGTTTTCACAATCGAGTTGTCAGTGGCGGGGGATACTTCAGCCCAAGTAAAGGAGTGGCATGATGAATACAATCAAAGATGACGCTCCGAATCACGGCGGCGTAGAAGTCGTGGCAACGTGGACCGTGTCAGCGTGGGATTGCATGAACGTCGCAAGGTGGTTTGGGCGTGGCGTGCCGCTCGGTCACATTCCATCGACCATTCGCGATCTGATGCTGGCTGGCTTTTGCCTGCTTTTTGCAATCGGATGCGGAGCGGCGGAACTGCCATCTCCGGAACTTCAGGCCCGAGCGTCTGAGCTGTCTGCACTGCTGACATCAACCAAGACTGTAGAGACAAAGTCAGACGAGATCCTGAAAGTCGTCGAATCAAATACAACCGCACTGGCCGCGATCAAAAGCCAGATTGATGCACTTCAGGTCGTTTCCAATCCTAACGGAAAGGATGGTGATCCAGAGTCTGCCCCTGAGTCCCCGGCAAAAGCGAACGACACCCCAAATCCTCTCAAGGTCGCTACGCCGGGGACTTCTTCTCGTGTTGCTTCAGATGGCACGGTTCTGCGGTGGAATATCGAAGGCAATTGGAATCCGACAATCCTTCAGACATCAGCACATTTGCGTGAGCATGGCATCAACACGGACGGCATGACTCACCAGGAGATGGCCGACATTCATGCGTCGATTCATGACGGCAAGCCAGTCGCGATGAAATCAAAGCCAGTGCAGATGATCAATCGAGGATCGAATTGCCCTGGCGGAGTCTGCCCAACGAACACGCGGCAGCGGCGTGGATTGTTCGGGGGTCTGTTTCGATGAGTTTCATCAAGCCGATCGACCTGCGACACCTAAACATCCGCGAAGCAATTCAGGCGGTGATCAGTGGACGCATTGAGCGTATTGAGTTTTCAGAGACGGTCAATTTGAGGCTGAAGCATGATGGCGAACAGGCAATCTTGACAATCACAGACGGTACGGTCGAGGTTGATATTCCGGGGCCAATCAGCCCGGACGTTTTGAGGGTGACGGCGTTTGAGGATCATGCGTTGGTGGATCTGAGGTTGAGTCAGATCAGGGTGAATTACTGATGAGTCTTGAAAACGCAATCATAGCTGGAGTGATCTTCGAGCGTGGAGTCATTACGCAAGGCCGCACGTTGGCTGCTGACGGTCGAGACGAGCGACTGCACATCAATCATTACGGCCGCAAGATGTTGAGGCTTGCTGAGCGTGGGCGAATTAAACCAACGGACTCAAACGAGGACATCGCGGCGGCATTATCATCCGGCGTTTTAGTGTGGCTGTTCTGGCAAATCGCTCCAGACCTGCTGATGTGGATTGTCGAAGCGATTAGACGAAGAATCTGGCAACAGGACTGACAACAGGAATTGAGGCGAATGTGGATCGACGAAACAGCAAACGAGCATCATTTACGGACATGGATTAAGCATTGTCCCGCGATGAAACTCGTGAGCACATTGGACGGGCAAATTCTTTGGGCCAATGCAGCGTTTTGTGATTGGTCACAGTACACATTGACGGAGTTAAGGCGGCTCACATGGATGGCAATCAGCGTGCCTGACAAAAGTCTGGAAGCTGATGTTGATGAGGCGAGAAACCTCGATGCGTACAATCCAACGTACCAAGTTAAGAAGCAATATATCCCCAAAGGCGCGAAGCCGGAGTGGGGCCAGTTGACAGTTATGAGATACCCCTTGTCGGGTGAGATTGAATGTTGTCTCTGCACATGGGAGCCACTAAAAAACGGGACGGCTACAGCGTTCGCAATGGCAATGGAACACACTCAACGGCTGGATGCGAGAATTGAAGCGATGACGATGGAACTCAGGGCAGTGACAACGCAGACGGATGAGGACAAGTTCGTCCTCGGAGCAATCAGAATGGTTCAGCGATATCCCAAAATGACAGCCGCGTGCGTCGCGTTTGCGCTGTCGATTTTCGGTCTGAACAATGTTGTGGAATTGTTGCAGCGAACAGGGGTCGTGAACCTTCCAGTCAAGGTCACGATGCAGGAACAAGTCGGACAGTAAACGCGGATCTGTTGATCCGCTGTTGATTTTGGGGGAGTGGGTATGAGCGTCGAAGCAGTCATCTCAACGCAGGTAATTGACACGACATCGGTCGGCAGGTCAGTGATGACTGCTGCCGATGCGGCTGCGGTGCGTACGGCTGCGGGTGCTCAGGTGACGCTGGTTAGCGGCACGAACATCAAGACTGTAAATAGCACCTCATTGCTGGGGTCTGGTGATATCACTGTTTCAGCGTCTCCAGGCGGCGCGTCAGGGGAAGTGCAATACAACAACGCTGGAGCACTTGGCGGAATGGCTGCAGTCGTCTACGCGACGACTGTGACACATGTCACGATGACCGCTCAGGGAGCTACAATTGTTCCGCTCTGCGTCAAAGGGGCGGCATCACAAAGCGGCAATCTTTTTGAGGCACGAAGCAGCGCAAACGCACTGTTATTTTACGTAACCTCAACCGGGGCGGTTGTTTCCGCAAACAACATTACGATTGCAACGCAGTTAACCGCGAACGATACAGCGCTACGGCGAATCAGTTCAGGTGTGTTTGAAATCAATAACACAGTGAGTGGAACACTACGAGACCTGCATTTACGCAACCTCGGACTGAATGGCGCTATTAGTGCCGGCGGTGGTGTTGGGATCGCATTCATCGCGAACGCAACAACAGCACCGACGACAAATCCCAGCGGCGGCGGCGTCCTGTATTGCGAAGCAGGCGCTCTGAAATTTCGTGGATCTTCCGGGACTGTCACAACTTTGGGGCCAGCATAATGGACAAAATCACGATCACAATCACGCGCGGCTGCGACGCCGAAGGCAACGGCGGAACAGTCGTCGACAACGCATCGGCTATCCTCGGATCAATGCCGGACGCAACGCCAATCGTAGACGTGTTGGTGGCTGCTTTTGCAGATGCTTACGGTGTCTATGAGGTTGATTCGGTGCCGGTCAATGGATACCGCAATCTGTCCTATAGGGTGCGGCAATACATGACCGAGATCGTCGGAGCGTACGCATCTAAAACGGCAGCAGCAACGGCACAAACGCAAGCTCAGGCAGCAGTCACGCAAGCACTGGGATCAGTCGTAATTCTGGAGTCATAAATTGGCAACGCAGACAATTGAATTCAGATCTGCACCGACACAAACAACCACCGCAAAGTTGTTTGCGGTTGGCAGCGATACGCAGGTTGCGTCCGTGACAGCAACTGAGGCCACTAACCGCAAGGGCACATACGCAGCGGCCTACACAGATGTCGCGGCTGGAGAGTATGAGTTGATCGCTTTCGTTGGTGCGGTTTCGGTGGCTCGATGGTTCGTGACTTTGACCCTGACCACAGCGACGTTTCAGGTTTACGACAAGTCAAAAACGGAATTGATCGCGGCCAACGCGGTCAACGCTTCGTCCCTTGCAGCAGACGCGATCACTGAGATCCAGTCGGGCCTTGCGACACAGGCCAGCGTTGACGACCTGCCAACAAATGCCGAACTTGCGACTGCTTTGGGGACTGCTGACGATGCTGTCCTCGCGGCGATTGCGACTGTGCAGAGCGACACGAACGACATCCAGACGCGACTGCCAGCGGCACTGGAAAGCGGAAGAATAACAGCGGTACTGGACTCCGCTAGCCGTTTGGCGATCTGGAATACACTGACCACAGAAACATTTACAGCAGATTCATTCGGTGAGCTGCTGATTATCAGCGATGGTACAAACGGCAGAGCGGTGAAGGTTACTGGGGCTAATCATATTGCTGCCGATGTCCACGACTGCCAGGCGGATGGGTTGAGTGGTAGTACGGAGATTGCTGCGATCAACACATTTGCCACACGAGTGACGACAGGATTGGTGCAGGATGGGGCTGTCTACCAATTTACTGCGAACATGCTGGAGCTTGCCCCGAGCGGTGGTGGTGGTTCTAGTGTCAATGTCCTTCCAGCAACTGGCATTGTTGCCGATCGATCTGCTGGAGCGACATTGATTCCGGTTGTTGGCGAAACGATCAGTCAGTCAATCACGCTCTACCGGACGGACGGAACAACGGCTATCAGTCTGAGCGGAAAGACATTGGTAATCGTGTTTGAAACATTATCTGGCGTCGATGTGGCTACGGTTGCAAGTGGGAGCATCACGATCAGTGGGGCCAGTAGCAACATCGTCACGTTTGCCTATCCATCAGCAGTGACGGCGAGCGAGCGAACATTGCGGTTTGCTATCCGGGACGCCGCAGCACCGAGCACACTGTACATGCAGGGTGTGTGTAGCGTGGTTAGGGCACCACAGGTAGACGCATGAGGTTGAAGCTTTGCCCATGTGGTGCAGTGTTAGATGTAAGGCGCAGGGAGTGTGAGCGGTGTGGACGTGGCAAGCAGAGGGCATCAGTCAGCACGACAGAGGCAGGGTACGACGGAGCATGGAAGCGATTAAGCGTGCGGTTTAGAAATGAGAATCCTTTGTGTGAGGAATGCAAAAAGCGTGGCATTGCTACAGAAGCACAGGAGGTCCACCACGTCATTCCGATTGCAGAGGCTCCGTGGCTACGACTTGAATGGAATAACCTCATGTCGTTGTGCGTGGCGTGCCACAGGGCAATGGATCAGGCAAGACGTGAGGGGCAGTGACAGGCCGGGGGGCGGTCGGAATGTTGAGGTTTGGCGGTCGTCGATATCCCTGTAACCCACACGCATATCTCCACAAAATTGAGGTTTTAGGAAATGGCACGAGGACGAAAACCACTGGCAGCAGAAGTCAAGCACGCAACAGGGGCATTCCGGAAAAATCCAAAGCGGCAAAACAAGTCTGCGCCAAAAGCAGATGGACTATCGCCAGAAATGCCTGACTGGTTCGGCGAGGTGGAAACACAAAAGTGGAACGAGCTGAGTGTGGACCTTAAAGCGAACGGCGTGTTGTCATCTGATACTCGCGAAGTGCTTGTGGCATATTGCACGACTTATGCGAAATGGATCGAAGCCCGCGAAAAAGTTGCTGACACTGGACTCGCAATTGAAGGCTTTGACAAAGATGGCAACAGAACAATAACGCGAAACGCCTACGTGTCGGAAATGAATAAGTTTCGCGAGCAACTCAATAAGTTGCTTCCGGAATTGGGCCTGACGCCAGCCAGTCGGCAGAAGTTGACTAGTCTAAAGCTGGATGACAAAAAGGAAGATCCGTTCGCCAAAATCATGGCAAGAATGGGGCGAGGATGAAGCGTAAAAGCGACACACATAAGGCCGTTGATAAGTACGTGAAAGACGTGCTGAGCGGTCGCATTGTGTCGTGTGTTTCGCATCGGGCAGCAGTGCAGCGATATGTGGACGATCTTGAGCGTCAGAACAGTCCAGAGTTTCCGTATTACTTTTCGCTCGATGTGGCGTCGGCCTGCTGCGACTTCTTTCCTGAAATCCTAAAGCACTCAATCGGCAAATGTTCCGGAAAACCGTTTGAACTGGAGCCGTGGCAGTTGTTTGGCGTGTGGAATATCTTTGGCTGGAAGCGATGTGAAGACCGCACAAGACGCTTCCGCAGATTCTTTTGGACGATGGCACGCAAGAACGGCAAATCAACGCTCGGAGCTGGGATCGCACTACTTGGAGCGATGTCAGACGTAAATCCATTCACCGGGCGGCCAGAAGATGTGGCAGAAGTTGTACTTTGTGCCACCAAAAAGGAGCAGGTTCAGAAAGTGATGTATGCCGAGATTGAGCGAATGCGGGGCCAGTCGGAACACGTCAAGGCTCTTTCGACACCGATCAACAAGCAGATCACGTTCAATCACAACAAGGGCTATATCCATTGCATCGGAAGTGACAAACCGTTTGACGGCTTGAATCCTCATATGGTGTTGATGGACGAGAAGCACGCATGGAGAGAGCATCACCGGAAGTTCTACGATACGATGATGACTGGATCTGGGAACCGCTCGCAGCCATTAATCGGGGACTTTACGACGGCCGGAGATGACACAAGCCAGTTGTGGCAGGAAGATTACGACTACGCAACAGGTGTTGTTCGTGGGGAGTTCGTTGACGAGTCATACTTTTCGTACATTTTTGAACTCGATGAAAACGACGATGCTTTGAATGAGTCGTTGTGGCCAAAGGCAAACCCGAATATCAATGTCTCAATTGGTCTTGAGTCTCTGCGAGAGGCAGCAACAAAAGCCAAAACATCACCTGTAGAACTGAATAGATTTACCAGGTATCACTGCAATCGCAAGGTTTCAGCGTACGAGCGATTTATTCTGCCTGCCGAGTGGGACGACATGGCAGAGACGCTTGCATCCTGGCGACATGCGGACGCGATCACTGCAGGAATTGACCTCGGCGGCCGTGATGACCTTGCATCGTTTGCTGTGGTCGCTCGGTTTCCAATCGATGAAGATGAGGAAGGCAAAATCATTTGGCGTTATGAGGCTTTCACGCGATCCTTCATTGTCGATGAAACAAAACGCGATTTGAAAAAACAGCCGTGGGCCGGTTGGGTCGCTGGAGGTGAACTGACCGTGTCTCGTTACGTGGTAGCCGCACTGCGAGATGACTTTCTACAAGTGGCAGAAGAGCTGGGCGTTCGGGCGGTCGCATATGACCCGTATAACGCTGCACAACTCGGCGATGAGCTGTCGCAGGCAGGTTTAGAGGTTATTAAAATGCCTCAGAACTGCTTTCAGTTCCACGAACCCATGCAGGAACTGTCCGCAGCGATTAGAGAAAATAGGTTCGTACCAGAGAAGTCTGACAACATCCTGCGTTGGTGTGCTCTAAACATGATGACAACCAGCAACGCACAAGGTAAAATGATGCCAGATAAGCGGAATTCGAGCGAGAAGATCGACGCTGCCGTGGCTTTGGTGATGGGCATTAGATTGGCCATGCTGGCTCCATCGCGTCCGACAGGTTCTTTATTCATCGTTTGAAGGCCCAAATATGGAACTGTTTCGACGTTTTATCACACGAGTTGGCTCAGGTTTGGGTGCCTTTTTCGGCACTTCGCCGGAGTTTGGCACTGCTAAGTTAACGCCACGCAGGGCGATCGAATATGCACCAGTTTGGTATGCAGTAAACAAAATTGCCGGGCACTTTTCGCAACTGCCTATCAACTGCCATCGCAGGCTGGAACGCGGCAGCAGCATTGAGCGTTCTCATGCCGGCCATAAGATCGTGCACACGCGGCCAAACGACTACCAGACTGCTCCAGAGTGGAAAATGTTCGGAGCACCAAGCCTTCTGTTGTACGGCAACTGGCGATGCGTTGTTGAGCGCGAAGGCGGACGGCCAGTTGCGTTGTGGCCAATGTTGCCAGACCGCTCAAGCAGCGAATGGTTCGAGGGCAAGCGATGGCACGGCACTGTTTTGTGTAAGCACGAGCCATTAGCGGCAAAACTCGGAGTGACCGAGGATAGTCAAACGGTTTGGTTTCCGGATGAAGATGTGTTTTTTGTGCATGGCCTGAGCTTTAATGGCCTTGCTGGATTAAATGCGTCTGCGGTCATGAGCAACAGTCTTGACGCTGGATTATCGGCAGAGGATCAAGTTCGAAACCTTGCCAAAAAGGGATTCAGCGGATCTCTAATTCTTGAAGCTCCTGGCGGAATGTTTCGCAATGAAGAGGAAGCAAAGAAATTCCTGTCGATGTTTCGCGAGGCTCACGACGGTGCGGAAAACACCGGCAAGACTGCCATGCTCCGCGAAGGCATCAAGGCCAACATGGTGTCGATGAGCGGTAAGGATTCCCAGTGGATAGAGCAACGGCTATTTCAGCGGCAAGAGGCTGCAATGTGGTTTTGTCTGGAGGAGATCCTTGGCGATGATTCGTCAGTGTCTTACAACAGTCTGGCAGAGAAGCATCTGGCATACCTGACGAACTGCCTTAACCGATGGCTGGTTCACATTGAGGCTGCCTGTAATCGATCGCTGCTGACCGAACGCCAGTTGACCAGCGAAACGCATTACTTCAAGTTTAACACTAACGCTCTGATGCGAATGGACCCGCTGAAACAGGCCGAATACCTGACGAAGCTAATTGCGGCAACGGTGATCAGCCCGAATGAGGCACGCGAAAAACTGGACATGAATCCCTATGACGGCGGGGATGAATATCAGAATCCAGCAATCACAGTGACGGCACCAATGGAAGAGGATTCGCCGGACGTTCCAGAAGATCCTGAGCCGGAGGACGATCCAGAAACAGAAGCAGTGCAACGAATGGCCGTAGTCTCTCGGCTACGTCCTTTGCTGGCTATTGAGCAGCAGCGAGTGGCAGCAGCGGTCAAAACAAAAACGCCGATTCAGTCGGTCGAAAAGTTTTACGCTAAATGGCAACACACGCTGGGCGATGTTTGCGAACAACTCGGAGGAACGCCATACGCGGCCGCTGAGCACTGCCGAATCTCACAGGATGCCTTGATTGAAGTCATGAGCAAGACGGCGGCAAAGGCACTTCCAGACGCAGTTGGGGAACTTACGGCATCGTGGGGCGAGCGGGTTGAGGATTTGGCAGATTACATACTTGGAGCGACAGTATGACGGAAGGATTCGTGGCCGATCGGCCTGAGTTTGAGTGGCTGACAGAAACGTCAGGCGGATGGCAGTTTGGTGAACAGGGAATTTTGGTTGCGTTGGCGAACCTAATTAACCAGCCGGGCCAGTGCGTTGAAGTTGGTGCTGGCGACGGCGAGGGGCTGCCGTTGACGATCGAGCCGTTTTACAATTACGGGCTTGATTGCGTGCTATTCGAAAAAGACGAAGATTCAATCAGCAAACTGGCTGTTAAGTTTTCACGCGCCAAGATACGCGGGGAATATGCTTTTGAAACAAGTCCGAATCTTGACGCAAATGTTATGCTTTGTGTCATTGATGTGGACAGCATCGACAGTCTTATCATGCAGCATGTGTTAAGCAATCATCAGGTGAGCATCCTGATGGTAGAGCATTTTGACAAATGTCATCCTGCAAATACGGATGATGTAGGGCGTGTTCCAGCGTGGCTGCTAGGCATTGAGATCGATGAAGGCTTCAAGATTCAAGACAACGCCGAAACCGTTTATTCAATTGCTTGTGATTTCAATTACACACGACTCGGGACGACACGAGTCAATTCAATTTTCGTTCATGACTCCTTAGTCGAAAAGGTTACAAAGCATGTACCAGTCTGATTTGGAAACCGGCGAAATCTTTCTTTACGACGCAATTGGTTCCTCCATGTGGGGCATGATCGACGCGGCAACAGTATTGCCAGACCTCGCAAGGATGTCAGGCCGAAGAGTCACATTGCGAATTTCATCTCCTGGCGGGAGCGTGGACGAAGGCCGGGCAATCTTTAACGCACTAAAGCGACATCAGGGCGGCGTCGATGTTGTCGTCGATTCGTCGGCGTATTCAATTGCCAGTTATATCGCAATGGCTGGTGATCGCGTGGTAATGGCAAAAAACGCGATGATGATGGTTCACAATCCGTGGACGATGGCGATGGGAAGTGCCGCCGAGCTTCGGAAGACGGCTGACGTTCTCGACAAGTACCGTGACTCGATTATTGACGCTTACACGGATAGAACGAAAAAAG